ATAGACCTGAACGATATCGTCGAGGAAGCGTTTGAACGCGCTGGCGGCGAACTTCGTACCGGCTATGACTTGCGCACCGCTCGGAGGTCGATGAACCTGTTGTTTGCGGACTGGGCAAACCGTGGCTTGAACATGTGGACGTTCGAGCAGCAATCCATCACGCTGGTGCAGGGGCAACCCACCTACGCGCTACCGGATGACACGGTGGATTTGTTGGAGCATGTGATCAGAACCAACTCCAACCAGCCGTCCAACCAAGCCGATCTCACTATCACCCGAATAAGCATTTCAACCTACGCTACGTTGCCAAACAAGCTGACCCAAGGCCGACCGATTCAAGTGTGGATACAGCGCATGACGGGTAATGATGCACGGTTAGCAGGTACGGTACAGGCGACAACGGGCGCGACAGCAACATCAATCCCAGTCACTTCTTTGGTGGGCGTGCCGTTTGCAGGCTTTGTGCGTATTGGCTCGGAGTTGATTGGCTACAACCAGACACAACCCGCCGCCGGTGCGCAGCCTGCCTTGCTGCTGAATTGCACCCGAGGGCAAGAAGGCACAACGCCATCAACGCTCAACACAGGCGCAACCATCGACTTGGTGCAGAAGAACAGCATTACGGTCTGGCCGACACCAGACTCGGCAACGACATATCAGTTCGTTTACTGGCGGCTGCGCCGCATACAGGATGCTGGCGGTGGTACAAAAACTATGGACATCCCGTTCCGTTTCCTGCCGTGTTTGACCGCAGGGCTGGCGTACTACTTGGCGCTGAAAGTGCCGGGGGCGATGGATCGGCTAGGTATTTTGAAGCAGCAGTACGATGAGGCATGGGACTTGGCATCGAGCGAGGATCGTGAGAAAGCTGCGGACCGACTCGTCCCGCGTCAGCAGTACATCTCTGGCGGTGTTTGATGGGAAACAGGTTTGCCTCTGGTAAAAATGCAATTGCAGAGTGCGACCGGTGTGGTCAGCGGTACAAGCTCAAGGTGTTGCGCAAGCAGGTTGTAAAGACCAAGACGTATAACCTGTTGGTCTGCCCAACATGCTGGGACCCGGATCACCCGCAGTTGCAGCTTGGCATGTATCCGGTGGACGACCCGCAGGGGCTGCGTGACCCACGTAAGGACTTGAGTTACTTCCAGTCCGGCGCAACAGGGCTACAACTTACCAACACGCCAAGTACGGCAGAAGTGTCGGATGGGGTGCCAAGTGGGGGTAGTCGAGTCATTCAGTGGGGCTGGTACCCGGTGGGTGGGGCAAGTGCAAATGACGTAGGGCTGACCCCTAACAACTTGACCTCGACAGGTGTCGTAGGAAACGTGACAATCACGATTACATAGGAGTTAATATGGACAAGAAGTCGATGAAAATGGTAGCCGACAAGGCCGTTAAGGGGCATGAGAAGCGCATGCACAAGATGGCTAAGGGCGGTGTGACCAACGAGATGATGAAGAGCATGGGCCGTAACATGGCACGTGTGGCAAATCAGCGCGGTAGCGCACGAGGCAAGTAATGGCTAAATATTCACAAAAGCAGGGCGGCAAAGAAGTAGGCCAAGCTGCTGTTTACGCGGAGCCACACACTATGGACGGTAAAAAAGTTAAGAGCGATCTCCCGTACAAAACGGGCGCAAAAGTCATGGACGAGATGAATATCTCTGTCGGCGGCGTCAGCAAAGGTAACTACAAAGAGGCCAAGACAACCGGCATCAAGATTCGCGGTACCGGCGCGGCTACTAAAGGTGTAATGGCACGAGGCCCAATGGCTTGAGGTGAACTGTGACTTACACAGAACTTGCTAACGCGATAAAGTCGTACACCCAAAACTACGAAAGCGATTTCGTAGCTAATCTTCGTACGTTTATTGCGCAGGCGGAAACTCGTATCTACAATACGGTACAGATTCCCCCGCTCCGTAAAAACGTAAACGGCTTTACGACTGGCGGTAACAAATACTTGTCTTGCCCCACAGATTTTTTAGCGGTATTTTCGATGGCAGTCATCGATGGCGATGGCAACTATGAATACTTACTAAACAAAGATGTGAACTTTTTGCGGGCGGCATATCCCAATCCTACAGATGAAGACATACCAAAATACTATGCCCTGTTTGGCCCGACAGTAGCTTCAAACATCGTTACAGACGAGCTGAGTTTTATGCTGGCTCCGACACCGGATGATGCGTATGAAGTAGAGCTTCACTATTACTACTACCCAGAATCAATTATCCAAAGCCCAATTACAGCGTTCGGGGTAATTACTGGGGGGTCAAACTACATCGATGGTGAATATATTAATGTACTCCTTGCTAACGGCTCCGGTAGCGGGGCACGCGCAAACATTGTTGTTTCTGGCAACACAGTTACATCTGTAACCGTCGAAAATGGCGGTGCTTACTACACTGTGGGTGACTCTTTATCTGCGGACTTAGGCACGGGTTCCGGATTTAGCGTCCTTGTTGCTACTGTGGGTAATCCAAACGGACGCTCATGGTTGGGCGATAACTACGATCCAGTGCTGCTGTACGGCTCGTTGGTCGAGGCTTATACCTTCATGAAGGGTGAGCAAGACGTAATGGCATTCTATGAGAAAAAGTATCAGGATGCGTTGGCACAACTGAACCGTCTGGGTACAGGTCTTGAGCGTGGTGACGCTTACCGTGATGGTCAGGCAAAGATTAAGGTGAATCCGTAATGGCAATTCAGCAAGGTCTGACAACGAGTTTTAAACAGCAGATGCTTCAGGGAGCGCAAAATCTTGCCGCTAACACCTTGAAGATAGCGCTGTATACGGCTAATGCAGACCTTGGCCCAAACACAACAACGTATACAGGCACCACTAATGAAGTGGTTGGCACCGGCTACAGTGCAGGCGGTATAACGCTAACTGGCGTATCTATCAGTGCTTCTTCCGAAGGAGTGGTGTACGTTAATTTTGATAACCCTGCGTGGACCAACGCTAGTTTTACGGCGCGTGGGGCGTTGATATATAACTCAACACAGAGCAACTCTTCAGTCGCTGTGCTGGATTTTGGCGCAGACAAAACTTGTAGTAATCAAACCTTTACCGTCACGATGCCAGCGAATACGGCAACGACGGCTCTAATTCGTTTCCCTTAAGGAGTGATCATGCCTATCGCAAAATCGACAATGGGTGAGACTGTTCAGGCTGGCGTGGGCGCACTCACGACAAGCGACGGTCGCGTAAAACTGGGCGGTGTATTCAAGGTCGAGTGCTTTGGCCCTGACGGAGTGAAGAAGTGGGAAGATATTTTCCACAACCTCGTCGTCAACGAAGGTCTACAAGACTTGAACAACAAATACTTTAAGGCATCGGGCTATACCGCTGCTTGGTATCTTGGTTTGATTAATGGCCCCGGTTCGGGCACTACGTACTCCGCCAACGATACTTTGGCGACGCATGGTGGCTGGACTGAAGACACTAACTATTCTGGTAGTCGCAAATCAGTCACGTTCGGCACCCCTACGCTGGCTGACCCATCTGTGATCGATAACTCTGGTAGCCCTGCGGTGTTTAACATCAACAACACCACGACGGTTGCTGGCGCGTTCTTGGCAACCGTTGCTTCGGGTACGTCGGGTATTCTGTTTTCCGAAGGCGACTTTACAGGCGGTGACAAGCTTGTGGCAAACGGCGATACGCTAAACGTCACTTACACCTTCTCGGCTGACGCTGTTTAATTGAGGAGCAACTATGGCAACGACGTTTAAAAAGGGCGACACTGTTAAGTTGGTTGTCGCTGTACCGCAAGGCCCAGTTGAGGCTTTGCGTATGGACGAGGATGGTAATTTTTCGTATCTCGTGTCATGGACTGATGCAAATGGTGCTACTCAATCACGTTGGTTTGATGAGGCGCAACTGACTGCTGCGTAAAAGGTAAAGGCGTATGTTTGGGTTTTCGGCTTTTGCAGAAGCGCCCTTCGGTGCGTTAGCGCAGAACAATTTTGCGGTTACGGTAGCAGAGTCAATTACAGGTGCAGATTCTCAAGCCGCTCAAGGTACGTTTGTAGCGGTTCGGGCCGAAACAGTTAGCCTTTTAGACGCGCCTGACGATGAGCGGTTTGTATTTGCAGACAGCGCTGAGTTTGTAAGCCTTAATAGCGCCGTATCTGTACAGACGGTGTTTGATGGGCAGATTGACGAAGATACGCAGTTTGACGCTATAAATGCAGCGGCGCAAACCGCAGTTGCAGCACAGGCCGAGAGTAGTCAATTTAGTAGTACCGAAGCGGGGCAAGTTGATTTTGCTGGAGCGGTTGCAGAGTCAACCACGTTTGATGCCACAGTGTCTGGTGTACAGACTGCTAACGGGCTGGTAAATGAAGAAACACATTTAAGCGGGGTGTTTATTGGGACGGCACCTTTCTTTGATGGGGTGGTAGAAGCAATAGACGCATACGACTTAAATATTACTTCCGGCGTACTTATTAGTATTGTTGAAGACCGCCTTGAAATGTCGAGCACTGTGTCTGGTGCGCAGACAGCAGAAGGTGCAATTAGTGAAACAGTAGATGCAAGTGCAACTCAGGCAGTGCAGGTTGATTTTGCAGCGGTACAGGCAGAAGAAGTTAACGCAAGTGCAGCGGCTTCAGCACAAGCTGACTTTAGCGCAGACATTGATGAGGATACGCAGTTTGACGCGATAAACACCGGGACACAAACTGCTTTTGCTGCTCGTAGCGAGTCGATAGCTGTAAGCGCCGCTGAAGCAGCGCAGGCTGATTTTGTAGGCGCATTAAGTGAATCGGTAACAGGTAGTGCAACGCAGGCAGCACAAGTTAATTTTGCTGCTGATATTGATGAGGATGTGCAGTTTGACAACACTCAAACAGTACAAGCTGATTTTGTAGCGACACAAGCAGAGGTTGCTAGGTTATTGGCAACAGCAAGAGCGACAGCTAATTTTATTGTCGCGTTGCAAGAACAGGCTAGATTTGCTGGTGTGTTTTCAGCGCGTTTCCTGTGGGAGTTAATAGATGATGCGCAAAATATAAATTGGCAGAACATAAATAGCAGTACAACGCCGGTATGGGGTTTAGCTGATACTAGTACAGCTTCGAACTGGCAGAATGGGGACACTAATACACCGCCGGGGTGGAATGCTGTAGATACAATCGAAGCCGGTAACTGGCAAGTAAATAGTACAGTGTGAGG